TATGGCAACTCCAAGTACAAGAGAAACATTAAAACAATACTGTCTTAGAAACTTAGGTAAACCTGTTATCGATATAAATGTTGATGACGACCAAGTAGAAGATAGGATTGACGAAGCACTACAGTATTTCGCACAGTATCATGTTGATGGTGTTGAAAGAATGTATCTAAAATATCTGGTAACAGAGGCTGATATTACTCGTATGACGACTGATGCTTCAGAATCAGTAACTTCTGATTCAGTAACAACTGCATGGAAACAAGGTAGTAACTTTCTTGTTGTACCTTCTTCAGTCATTTCTGTTGTTAATGTATTCCCACTATCAGACAGAGCAAATCTAAATATGTTTGATGTAAGATATCAATTAAGACTCAATGACTTATATGATTTCTCATCAACAAGTATTGTTCATTATCAAATGACTATGCAACATTTAGACTTTCTTGACCACATTTTAGTGGGCGAAAAACCTATGAGATTTAATCAACTTTCAAACAGATTATACCTTGATATGGATTGGGGAACTGATATTACTGCTGGTGAATACTTAATCTTTGAAGTTTATCGTAAAGTCGACCCAGACACATACACAGACCTCTATGATGACCTATATCTAAAAAGATATGTAACGGCTTTAATCAAAAGACAATGGGGTCAAAACTTATCTAAATTCTCAGGTACAGCGATGCTCGGTGGCGTAACGCTGAACGGACCTGAACTTTTTTCTGCTGCGATTGATGACCAACAAAGACTCGAAGAAGAAATCAGACTTAATTATGAAGAACCACCACACATGCAACAGGGATAACTAAATGCCAACTAATGTCTATTTCGACACAGGCACCACTTCAGAACAAAGATTATACGAAGATTTAATAATCGAACAACTGAAGATATATGGCCAAGATGTCTATTATCTACCAAGAAAAGTAGCGAACAAAGATACTATCTTTGGCGAGGACCCTGCGAGCTCATTTGACGATTCATATATTATAGAAATGTATGTTGACAACTCTGATGGTTATATGGGCGAACAAGAGATTATTAAGAAGTTTGGCTTAGAACTCAGAGATGACATTCAGTTTACAGTATCTAAGCTAAGATGGGAAACTCTTGTATCTAATAACGCAGACTTAGTTGTAGAACGCCCACAAGAAGGCGACTTAGTTTATTTTCCAACAACAAACAAGTTCTTTGAGATTCAGTTTGTAGAACATGAAGCGCCATTCTATCAACAGAGTGCGTTGCCAGTTTACAAACTATCTTGTACAACTTGGGAATATAGTTCTGAAAGACTTGATACTGGCATTACTATTATTGACCAGACAGAAGATGACTTGTCAGTTGACACAATGCAATTCCAGTTTGCACTAGAAAATGAAACTGGTTCATTCGTAATGGAGAGTAGTATTGGGGCGATTGACTACTTTGTTAATGAGTCGTTCACAATGGCAACTCAACAACCTTCTGATATGGGACAAGTATTTGAAACACAGGCAGGCACAAACACTTCTTCTACTGCTGACGACATACTCGACTTTAGTGAAAGAAATCCATTTGGGGAGGTTGACGACTACTAATGTTTGGAGAACACTTTTACCACAAACAAATTCGCAATACTGTAATTGCGTTCGGTACGATATTTAATAATATCAATATCAAACGCTTGGATTCTAGCGGGACTCCTTTACAGAACATCAAAGTACCTTTGTCTTATTCGCCAAGGGAAAAGTTTATTGCACGATTAGAACAACAAGCAAATTTAACTGGAACAGATTCAAGTGTGGCTATTACTCTACCTCGTATGGCTTTTGATATTACTGGTTACAGTTATGATGCTTCTCGTAAGTTAAACAAGAATCAAAAACGAGGCGTTGTTACAACAAATGCGGATACAACAAAACTGAATACACAATACTCACCTGTGCCTTATGATGTGAGTTTTCAGTTAGGCGTCTTTACATCTAATTCAGATGATGGTCTACAAATTGTTGAACAGATACTACCATATTTTCAACCTGATTACACAGTAACAATGATTGAAAATTCTACAATGGATACAAAGAGAGATATACCTTTTATATTAGAAAATGTTAGTTATGACGATTCATATGCAGGCGATTTAACAACGACAAGACGAATCGAATATACTCTAAACTTTACTGCAAAGATATATCTATATGGTCCTGTAAGTACATCTGCTATTATTAAGAAAGTATCTGCTGATTTATACACCAACACATCTGACCAAAGTCCTTCTCGACAAGAAAGAGTTACAGTACAACCAAATCCAACGAGTGCAGATAAAGACGATACATACACATACACAACAACATTAGATTTCTTTGATGATGGTTTAAACTATGATGAAGGAACAGGCAATGATGTTTAAATAAAAAAGGGTTTTTAATATGAGTTCTATTGACGACAAACTAAACGAAGTTTTAAATATAACACCTGAGATTATCGAGTCCTCAGAGATTTCTACAACTGAAGAAACGCAAATTACAGTTCCTATAGATAAGGATGCAGAAGTCGATTTTGACACAGGCCGTGAGAATCTATATAAGATGCTAGAAAAAGGAAACAATGCAATAGATGGCATACTAGCATTAGCGAAAGAAGGAGAGCATCCTCGTGCGTATGAGGTAGCAGGACAACTCATAAAAACGGTTGCAGATGTTTCTAAAGATTTGATGGCAATGCAAGAAAAACTCAAAAAACTCAAAGAAGTTCCCAACACAGGTCCCAAAAGTGTTACTAATGCTTTGTTTGTGGGCTCAACAACAGAATTAACAAAACTATTAAAGGAGAAGAAATAATGAAAGTATTATGCGTATTATATGATGACCCTAAAGGCGGAATGCCAGAGAGTTATCCTCTAAGTGATTTGCCTAAAATAGACAAATATCCTGACGGCATGACATTACCTAGTCCTCAAGGCAGAGATTTTACACCTGGTGAACTATTAGGTTGCGTGTCTGGTGAACTAGGACTTAGAAAGTTTTTAGAAGAAAGAGGTCATTCATTAGTCGTTACATCTGACAAAGATGGCGAAGGTTGTGAAGCTGATAGAGAATTGGTTGATTCAGATATTGTTATTTCTCAACCATTCTTTCCTTACTATGTAACAAGAGAGAAAATGGAAAGTGCGCCTCTTTTGAAGATGGCGATTACTGCTGGTATCGGTTCTGACCATGTTGATTTACAGGCTGCAATGGACCATGACATTGATGTTGTTGAAGTAACTTACTGTAATTCAAGGTCTGTTGCAGAACATATCGTTATGCAGATTCTAGTCTTAGTAAGAGATTTTACTACTCAACATAATATTGTAAACGAAGGTGGTTGGCATATTGCTGATGCAGTTTCAAGGTCATATGATGTTGAAGGTATGCATGTTGGTACAATTGCGGCTGGCCGTATTGGTATTGATATGTTAAGAAAGATGAAACCATTTGATGTACATCTTCACTATTTTGATAAACACAGACTAGGCAATGAAGTAGAAAGAGAATTAGGTTTAATCTACCATGATTCAGTAGAATCTTTGGTTGCTGCTTGTGATGTTATTAATATTAGTTGCCCACTACATCCCGAAACAGAACACTTGTTTGATGACGAGATGATTGCGAAGTGTAAGAAAGGTGCATACATTATTAATACTGCAAGAGGTAAAATCTGTGATAAAGATGCTATTGCTCGTGCATGTGAGTCGGGTCAACTAAGTGGATATGCTGGCGATGTCTGGTTCCCACAACCTGCCCCTAACGACCATGTCTGGAGAACAATGCCTCATCACGGAATGACACCACACACATCAGGAACTTCTCTATCTGCACAGACAAGATATGCAGACGGCGTTAGAGAAATACTAGAATGTTACTTTGCTGGTTTTGATATCAGAGATGAGTATCTAATTGTTAAAGACGGAGACCTTGCAGGTATGGGCGCTCATTCATATACTAAAGGAACTGCAACAGGCGGTTCTGAAGAAGCTGCGGAGTTCAAAAAGTAAATGGAATATTTTAGACCAGGTTTAGAAGAAAGTATTACACTACCACCTCATCCAGAAAACTCATCTGAGATTGGTGAGGTGGTAAACGCTGTAACAACAAGAACGGCAGAAGATGTTACATCTATTAGAAATCATGACCATGAACCTTTCTATGCAGTCGAACAGTATTGCAAATCAAAAAATGTTGAGTTTGACCGTAAAGAGATGAGAGAATTAATCAAACAGGCAACTAACATTATTGGTTACTTCAAAGGAAGTTTTAATCGTGATAGACCAGTAGAAGTTGATTCTTCTATTAATACTTTGCCGAGCGAAACAAACAAATCAAGGTCTTATCCGAGTGGTCACGCTACTCAGTCAAGATTAGTTGCACGATATATGGCAGATAGAAATCCTGTACACGCAGAAGAAATATTAAGAGCAGGCAACGAATGTGGTCTAGGAAGAGTAAAGGCAGGGTTTCATTATATGTCTGACTATCATATGGGCAATTTACTAGGTGAGAAATTATTTATATTTATGAATCGAGAGAGTGATGGCAACTAACCCTAAAGACCAATATCTAGGTAACCCAAATCTAAAAAAAGGTAACACAAAATCAAGGTTTACAAAAAAACAAGTTGAAGAAGTTATCGCTTGTTTAGATGACCCAAAATACTTTATTAAAAAATATCTAAAGATTGTAACAATTGATAAAGGTCTTGTGCCTTTTGATATGTACAATTTTCAAGAAAAAATGGTTGATACATTTCACGAGAATCGTTTTACGATTTGCAAGTTGCCAAGACAGAGTGGAAAATCAACTATCATAGTT